CCATTTCTGGTCAACTGAAGTTTCTGAACTACCGATGTTCTCAGATTGTCTGGAATGGTATTTGATGTGGATGATTGTGTGAAAGAATATACGCTCTTTGGAGCATAAACAACGCTAAAATCGTTGGATATGCCCGATTGTGTTTTGTTGACAAAAACTATTCTCTCTCCAAGGATGACATCACCGTTCGCATTCAACTTTGCATTCTCAAAAACACCATTAACCTCGCTGACCACAAGATTGAACAATCTGGAATCGGTTGGATTGATCGTGAGTTCTTCTACTTTTGCACTAGAGAAAGTATCCGCTCCGATGATATGTGTGCTGTTTGATGTTAGGGTAGAAAGGTTGAAATCCAGAAGTGAATTGTAGTAATAATTCTCTCCCTGAATTGTGGCATCCTGATCTACCAGCAATTCCATATCAAAATGCTGATAATCGTTTGGTACTACGGAATCCTCGTCCGTCTTTAGATTTTGGATTATTCCATACTGTCTGACACTGGCACCAACTCCAAAAAATCTTTCATTTCCACTATCTACCAAAGAATAATTAAATTCCTTGTTTATCAAGAGATGACGAGGACGCAGTTCGTTGATTATGTCGAAACCGTATCCACCATCTGGTGGAATGACCGCAGATACAGTCACATCATCCCCTGCCATCAAGTATACTTGCGCGAAACTATAATCAGTTCCACCATCTACAACCTCTATGCTTGTCAGTAGATTATTATCAAAAACTGGGTATGCAACTGCACCGTAACCATTACCGACGATGTTTACTTTTGGTAGAATGGAATAGATGTCTCCTGTGGAAATATTACCAGCACCTGTGTCTGGGTATATCTCGCACAGTTCTATTGTCGCTGTGTTTCCAGAAACTGTGTATGTTCTTATGGTTCCTACTTTACCACTATCAAAAAGAACGATATAGTCGTTATTGTAGTAATTAGAGGAAGTAGCAAGATCGGAACGGAGATTGACTGTAAACACTAAGTTATTAACGGTACTCACAGTATGTGTCGAAGTCATATCTGGATTTACTAGATCCGTATAGATGGGGGATGTTCCGTCCACAGTTATTTTCTCTATGAAACCAGAAACGGAGTCCAGTTTTACATCCAGTGCCAGTGCTCTTTCATCGGAATAGGAAATATCGCTAATTTCAGTTATTGGCATGTAAGTATCTGTGAGAAATGCTTCCATTTGCTCTGTGAAACTGTACATAAACTTCCAGACATAGCCATCTGCCATTCTTATTTCCTGTGTGCTAGTTCCTTCTGGTGAACTGGTCGAAACCGCACCGCTATTGTTGGATAAGCACATATAGACACGATATTCGTTCTGGGATAAGACCAAGACATAATATTTCTTGTCGGAAAGATCAACATCGTCCTCATATTGATCGTATACGGTTCCAGACAACCAATCGTATCTCCTGACCATCAGAGAAACATCTGATGGAAGAATGTGATTGTAGAACATCGCTTGTCTTTTTGCTTCGTTTTCTTCCTGAACAGTATCGGATATGGAGGGAACCGTGCTTTCATCTTCCCTAGCCTTCGCACCACCATAGAATATGAAATACTTGTTCACGGATCTAGGATCCGTCAAACTTCGAAAGAACTCCTTAACGAAGGAAGATTTAATTGCGTTTGTCAGTAGCGCCATCTGGTTTCATCCCTTTTTAGTGCGTAGTTTCACCAACTACAGCCACATCTTGTATCTGAAGATCGAAGAAATTTTCAATAGATCCATTTGTATTATTTATCAGCACGCTAGGATGTGGGAAAACCACCCAGTAATGTGTTCTTTGATCCCAATCGTGCATATATGAACTCAAATCTCCAAAATTCTCAAAGTAAGCACTATCAATATTTGTAGTTTCTGGATTTCCAAGATTATTGTGGATGAAATATCCATCCGAATCGGGTGGAATTGGTTGTGTCATATTAGGACCAGATGGAAACAAATCAACATTATCATTTCCATCCAAGGTAATGTCTCTTAGGTTCACATCTCCATCTATTCTGTAGGCAATATAGTTTCCGATGTAATAAGAACTGGAAGCAGTTATGTTTGTCTCTAGATTTTCTGCCAATACTTCCAGTGCCATCTTAGTGCTGAGAAGTTGAGCACCGAACATCTTATAACCAGCAGGATGTACTGTTCTCTTTATAGTGTCATAATACGACTGAAACGGAACATTAGAAATTATCTCATAGGAATGTGTCTGGTAGTAGTCGTTGTCTTGGATGAAACTCCTGTCACCCAGAACTCCATTAGAACTGGCATAATATCCAGAGTAATCGAACACTACTCCGCTGGTTGCAGTTCCAGAGAAACCCAATCCGTTTGTGGAAACGATGGATACGGTATACTTGGACTGTAGGTTTTCTTCGTAATTTACACCGAAGTTTACGGTGGTTATTTCCTGAACTTCTCCTCTAGAACCAACCTTGCTTACTTTTCCAGTATATCCAACTCCTTGTGCATTTGGGAGGGAAACAAGATAAACTCTTTCACCTATCTTGTAGTTGTATCCAGACGAAACTATATCTATCTGAACAACGCCTCTCTTGAGATTGTAGTTCAGTGTTTCTTCGGAATCCTCGATCAATACATCACACAGTATTGGGTAGCCATCTATAAATTCACCAAGAACCTCCGTTAGTTCCAGTTCTGCGACTGTAAATGGAGATTGCTTGAAGATGTTGCAGGAAACAACTCTTGCCGAAGCGACCTGTATGTTTTCATCATTCAACTGGTATATTACGCTTCCAACCATCAATCTTTCGTTGGATGCGTTAGTAGAAAATATCTTTAATGTCTTCTTCTCCACCCAAAGACCACCAGACACCACGAACATATGTTCTCTTGGATAGTAGAACTCTATATCTTCATCAAAAAGAACTCTGAACATAAAGTTAAAGGAATGCTGCGTTCCTTTTGAACGATAGAATTCACTTGCTCTCTTTATTAGCGTCTTTAGGTTGAGGGGTTTGCCAGTTTCTACATCATATGTCAGTTCACTTGGAAAATCTGGAATGAATTGTTTTCTAAACTTCTCGTTGAATATCGTCGGAGAGAGATCGACATCCGAGAATTCCTTGGATGACAGTGGGACGAGTTTAGGATCGTTGGATTGTTCCAGAAATTTGTAGTATGCTTCTATGAAAGAAACGAATTGCTCGTAGTCCTGTCTTATGAAATCTGGAATTTGAGTTGGAATTATGGAAGAAACCTTGTTCTTGATTTCCAGAACATCGGTATTCGTGTAAAAGAAATACTTTACTTCCGATCCTACTATCTTCTTGTTGAACTTATTGACAAGATATGCTCTTATAGTGTGCTTGCCTTCTGCAAGACCAGTGACTTGAAATCTACCTTTTAGTTCTATCTTCTCGAACTTAACAGCATCAACATAAAACACCACCTTGTCGGTTGACTTGGAGTTTTCTTTTACCTCATACTCTACGAATATATCCGTATTGTAGAGAAGGCTGTCGCTGATTGGACTAGTTATGCTAATCATCTGTTTCTATATGGTATGAGTGTTGTGTTTATAGTCAAAGATCTGGAACTTGGGTTTTCGTGCATAAGGAACATCTTTTGCTTGGCAACTATATCTCTTTCATTTGGAACTGCGAAAATTATGATCGGTAGTCCATCTATAAGGGAAGATGGTTTAAATCTGTTTAGATTTATCTTACCTGTTGTATAATCAACAGTTCCCATTTTCTTATTAAGAATTACTTTTTCATTATCCAATAGATGATATAGAACTATGTTTCCATATCCATCATCTTCCAACTGACAATCTCTATCCACTGGTTGTGTACCAGATGTATCCAAATATCCAAAGAGATTTGTGCTTATTATGCTCTTGTAGCCATCATTTGGATGATAGAATGGATTGTTGAAATTTATTTCATAATTGTGTGGTTTCGAATCGAATGTTGGTATGAATCTCTTTTCCATAGAGACACCAATATCGTTGCTTATGATACTTTCGTTTACTTTCTGTATATCTGTGCTGAGATCGGTTGCATAGAAATCCTTATCGAACTTATCCAGATATTTGTCAGTGAAGTCGTAGATTTCTTTTGTTATATCCGTGACCAATTGAGAAAGACCAGAAGATATATTGATAGGATCTATTTTGAGATTAACCGTTAGATTGAGATACAATATCTCTGGATCTACAAACTCCACCAGAACACCCACCACATTTCTGGTCTGAGTGAGAGTGGAGAGGATCTTTGCTTTCTCAACATTAGAAAGTATCGCACCTGTCTTTGGTTTTACACTTATGAATACTTTGCCATATGCTGGAGGATCGTTTTCTTCACCACCCCAGCAAATTACATCTTCTATTATTGGAAAATCCTTGAGGATTATATTTCTGTAATCTTCCTTAGTAACTGCTCGTTCCTGCGTGACAAAGTTTCTGGTTGTATTGAAACGAATGGATTCTTTGCTCTCGGCATCGGAACCTCCATTTGACGGAACAACTACTCTCACCGTGGTTCCAGGCACAACTGGAATACTGAAAGAGGATGTCGAGTTGGCAATACCAATTCCGTTTGCCTCTGCACCAGAAGATTCGATGATTTCCACTCTTATGATGTTGCCATCGCTCAATCTCTTACCAAGCACACCATCACCAAAAGTAAGTTCTAGGAATCCGTCTGAATTTTCTTCCAAGAAGTATATTTTACTATCTTCCTTCAGCATCGTTATATTCGTTGCTTCGGAATAATAGAACTTCTCTGTGCTGGCTGCTGATGATTGCACACTGACTTTGAGAGTCGAAGCATCTACATTTGTATATGGTATGGTGTATTTTTGATTCTCAAGATTACCATCCACTATAAATGAATATTTTCTAACAGTTCCTTCTACAAACTCAATAGCACCCGTACTGACTTCCGTTATTGTTCCCGAAGAATCGAATTCGGACGCACCTACTAAGGCATCTTCCAGTAGTATAAAACTATAAGAAGAACCATTATTTGTAGACAGAATTCTTGTTCCTTTTGCAAGATATGTGTCTATATTGCTTGGACTACCTGTGATCTCCACCACTACTCTGGCAGATTTTATGGTTTTTGGTCTATAAGCAAAATGCTTTGCTATCGAAACGATAGATGATCTCTTGGTAGCACTATCGAGAAACATCTCGTTGACCGTCATGTTGTTGTAGAATGCTTGATAATATGTGTTGTATGCCAGTACATCTAGGAGGATATTGAGAGCAGATCCTTCAAAATTATACGAAGTAAATTCTGACTGAGAACGAAGAAAATTCTTCAAGTTCTGCTTTATCAGGTCAAATTCTATCTCTGTTATGCGTAGTTCTTTGGTATTCATCTGCTTCTGGTGACCTCTATGGATACTTCCTGCTCTGGGACATCTTCGCCGAGTATAGTGTAGATGATACTTATATTTAGTGTATTTTCATTAACATTTAAATTAACTTCAGTAACTTCCACTCTCTTCTCATATATCTCCAGCAATTTCTTTATATCACTTTTGGTTTGATTTTCCAGAGCATAGTTAAAATCGTTGAACAACTTATTTGTTATGTTTCCAGATATAGTGGAGAAGGGCTTTTCGAACATATTTAAAAGGACAAGCGTCTTGACGGATTGCTTTATCGCATCCGCTCCACTTTTTAACATAAGATTGCCAGTTACAGGATGGGCCCTGAAACTGTAATCCAAATCTGTTATTTTGAGAGTTTTCTTCATTCTTATCCTTTTTTGTTATTTATCAAATTAATTTATACTCTTGCAACTTTCTTTCTGCTTAGTGGGGATCCACTTGGCAGGAGGACATTCGATAAACTTAACGGGTAATTCTGGATTTATTACTTTAATGTTGCTATAAACTTCATTATAGAACTCTTGGAAGTTTCCACCATCCTCAAATTCTTTATTTTTATACAATTTGCTTCCGCTATACAGAGTGACATTATTGGTTGCCATTATGTTAATATTTTTCCTACTGCTTATATTAAACATACCCTGAGAACCGATATACGCTTGTCCTTGACTGTGAATTGATAAAATGCTTTGTTTGTTTTTAGAAAGACCTTCTACATTTCCGCAATCTATGATCACACCGCCGTGCCCCTGCAACTGAACGGATGTTTGGGACATAAGAATATTTTCCTTTGCGGTTCTTATGATACTTCTTTCTGTCGAGATGGACAAATCACCTATCAAAAGTGCGCCAGTGCTTGTGCCGGTATTGTTTCCTGTCGAAATACATAGCGATTGGTGGGATTCGACGGTTCCTGCACCAGAATATGTTCTTTCTGCACCAAATTTGTAACTTTCTTTAACGGTCTGTTCGCTTCCACCAGCGCCATATTCTCTCTCTACGGAATTTAAATAATATTCCTGTGCTCGTCCTTGTACCAATTGACCAAGATCATACACTTTTGTCTCTTTCTTGGAACCCTTTTTAGTCATAACCAGATTGTCGAAATCTCCATCGACTCTGGTGTCTCTGTTTCCACCGACTTCAGTCACTTGATCTTCTCCTACCACCATATGCATATGTCCTGTGCATTCTAGGTTGTAATCACCGTTTACAAAGTGGTTGTAATGACCACAATCTTGACGAATGTTGACATCACCTTTCTTCAATTGGATATTAGAATCCCCTTCGTCTACAAGAACATTAAGATTTCCTTTTTCGATGTAGATGTTTACATTAGCATTCTTTCCTATATGGATGTCGAAATTAACAGCCGATTCCTCGCTGCTTTCCAACTCATCCTTATTGACGAAAATCTTAAGTGCCTTGTCTATGGTGACATTACTGTATCCATCTATGTGGACATGGCTGTCTCTGAACACGGAAGTATAACTATCTCTTACAACTTTCACCACTTTATCGCCATTTGGGTGATATTCTTCGAATGTTCCGCTTCTGTGATTTGTGGATATTCTTTCACTGCCTGGGGTGTCATCGAATTCAACTACATGACCAGATTCGGTTTCAGTTACTTTGTTGAAGGGATAGATCGTGACATCCTTGAAACGCTCTGCCTCGTTGTCACCTTCTCCATCGCTACCCTCACAACCACAATCGTTTTTCTTTGCCTCTATTTTCTTTCCTTTTATCTTACCATACTGAGTTGGTGTTTCTCCCCAACCTTTTCCAGAGTTTGTCTGCATAGAAGGACCACTGAATGGTGTGCAGTTTAGATTCGCACCACCACCCAAAGCACCACCGGCACCTCCACCACCACTTCCACCACTTCCACCAGAACCACTACCACTACCCACAGCACCACCGTCATTTGTGCTGTTTGGTGGACGGCTAGGTGGTCTGGAACCACCCACATTTCCACCACCATATCCACCACTGGTTCCAGGTCTGGATGGTGTGACGCCAGTTCCACCTCCACCAGAGCCACTACCGCCTGATTGACCAGGATCGACTGTATTTGGTGGGATTATTATCGGTGGATCGCAATTGTTCAGATTATCTTCTGGCATTATTGACTCACATTCTTATTTTTAGCATATACTAGATTTCCATCGGAATTGGTTGGTTTTGAAAGAACTGCTTTATAATTATCATAAGTGGATGGAAAGTTGGACGATTCTAATGAATTGTTGCCAGATCCAAGATTTTTGTTCGTTCCTTTGTTTACTCCAGATTCGTTAGTCACTCCGCATTTGAATTTCTTGAAATCTATAGTAGCAATCTTGACTTCTTGTTCAAGCAATCCGCCTTTCTCTCTTGGCGTCTTCTTATAACCAACTATTGTCTTGTCTATGTGCTCTTTGTCGTTAGTTGCTATGACAGAAATATCAGTCATAGTTCCATCGTTATATGCTACGCAACTGTATGAATTGGAGCGAGGAAAGTTTTCTGCCTTATCGTTCTCCAGTTGAGCACCGTGCTCGTCTCCCTCTTTGTCCTTACCATCTGGAAACTTTCTCTTCTTGAACTTGTTGGTTGGTTCGTTCTTCAGTTCCTCTTCCGTGCGTGGATCCCTGAAAGCATCGCCATAGTTCTCTTCATAGAAATCCTTGGTTGTATTCTGCTGTAGAAGATCTATGCTAGTTGGTTTCTTGTTGTTTTCTGGAATTGTGCCTGGTATGCTGAACAAAACAACTGGGATCTGTAGACCATTACCATCGTCATTCCACATACCCATTACCCAACTGCCTGGTATTAGAGCATTTATGGATCCTACTCCAGAATTAGATGCAGATGTAGTTGGCATAGCAACCACAGACCAAGGAAGATGGTCTGTGGGTATGTCCTTCTTGAGTGGAGAATGGTAGCCATGTATACGCACTCGAACTCTTCCCAACTGAAGAGGATCTTTTCTATCTTCCACTACACCGATCCAGAAAACATTTTGATCAGCCATTATTCTTCTCCCAGTGCATCTTTTATGCACTTGATATTGCAACCATATTCCGTCTGTCCAGATTTCACTTTTCTGATCTGATGCGTGATGGTGGTTATTAGGTATTTTCCACTAAAGGCTATGTCCACGCCATCCGAACTATTCACGGAATCGTTCAACAGTGGTCTTCCGAAATAGATGACTTTTCCTGCACTTACTTTACTGGTGTCGGAATTTCCCGTGGTGAAGAATTCGACACCAATCTGGTTCATTTGTTCCAATTGACTTATTCTGGGGAGCAACCAATCGTTAGGACCACCTATTTTATTGTTTCCATTCTTTTGTTCTTTGCAGCAGTGTGAATGTCTGGATTTATGATAGTATCTTTGCGATACTGCACCATTTACAAACTGATAGAACTCTGAGTTTTTTTCCACCAGAGGGGATGATGATATGTGGGATTGTTTGTTCCAATTATCTGGTAGAAAATAACCAGTTGCCGTCCACATCTTCGATGAAGGATCTAGGGTGGCTACACAGGTGCTATGCATTCCATTTATAGCATTTTGATACGAATTTAATGGTTTTGTCGCCTGTGTAAGAGCACATCTTCTAGACGAAGAAAATGTAGAGCCTGGATTTAAACTATAGAAATAACCAGTATTTGGATCATTACCGAAAGAGGATTGTTGTGTGATCAGTTTACCTACGCTGACGAAATTGTGCTTTCCAGACAGATCCTGATACATAACATAATTTACATCGTTGCTGTTTTCTTGTCTCACTGCATATGGAACAAGGAACATAATTTGAGCAAGAGATGTCCTGTATGGAAGAACGAAAGAGAAAGTATTCATAGTTTCCTCTACGGTGTTCCACTCTATGTCCAGATTTTTTGCCATATCCTTCACCATATCGGAAATCTTCTTTTTCTGATATGATTTGGAGATATTGGTTCCTTCATTCTTTATGAAGACCTTATGTGCAAAATGTATTGTTGTCTGCTGGGTTCCCGTTCCCATCGGTTCACCAATATCAATTTTATTGATGTAATAATCTTCTTGATTTAGTCGTATCTGTCTCTGCGAAGTTTTTCCATCGTCTTCTAGTCCTGCAAAACTAAAACTTATCTTGCACGACAAATCTTCCCTAAGACCAATATTTTTGATTATTCTGGTAGATTCGGTGTCAGAAAGAACAATAGAACCAGTTATGTAAGGGGAAAATATGCTTTCCGTCACCTGAAACTGAATGACGAATACAGAGACATCGAACGATCCTTTTGGTGTGTGGATCATAAGCGGACCTATGTCACCGTGTCTTAGTGTGTAGTTACTCATTCAAATAGGTTCCAATTTACAGTGATATTGTCCAATTCCTCTACAATATTGCTTTTCTTGTCTAGATTTACGAACAGCCTACTTATGTTGGATAGGAATGCATCCTTGTATTCTGGAAGTAGGAGCAGTATATCTCTTTTGTCGTCGTTTATTTTATATTCATAATCTCTGTTTGTAATTCTGTATTCATCTCCTCCGCCATTTTCGTTGTTTATGTAATGATACAGATATGTCTGTTGCTCGGTGTATTCGCTTCCGTCTACGGTTTCTCGTGGATCTAGGTAAAGTCCATCCTCATTCTCGAAATGGTGTACGGAAAATTCATCTTCATATACCACTCTTCGAACGGTAGTCGTTTTCAAGAGAGTTTGATCGTTATAAAACCGTATAGTGTCACCCTTGACGATAGACAGCGGTAGTTTGGTAGTAGTCACTATCTTGTTGAAGTTCCTATCAACGCTTTTTATTGGATATTCATCACCATCGACAACAAAATGAGTTGCATCCGACAAAACAAAAGTTATATCACTATCGAAAAGAAACACAGAAGATGTAGCATATTTGCTGTCTATGAGATCCGTGATCGTCTGATATGAGTATGGCCATTCGTTATTTCTATCGCTTATGTCATTCATCATCAATACTATCCAAGACAAAGTTGTGTCTTTGTATAGCAAATACGCTAGAGATTCTGGAGTATCTTCTTCTCTTACCCTGTAATTCTCCACGGCGATTGATTTCTTGGCTCTATCGGACAACTTGAATTTCTTCAGTATGTCCGTAACTAGAATGTCGTTGTATGCTGTTGCTGGAAAATAGTTATATGGCATATTTACCGTCCAATTAATCGCCTAGTTGTTCTACTATGGTTTGGTCTATAGTGTATAGTTCTTGGAATGTTCCGCTGATATTCACGGTCGTAGGATTACCATCGACATGGGTATGGAATGCACCGTTGGGTGTGTAAGCAACCGTAAAATCTGTGCAAGCACAAGCAACAGTTTTGAATATAACTTTCGGACCAGTTCCAACTCCAGTTGAATAAAAAGTAAATATAAATTCTGCTGGAAATTGCAATCTGTTCCAAGCACCACCTACAGTTCCATTAAGAGGATATATGGATTTCTTCATTTCTTTTATGAAGTTCTTTATGCTGTTGGCATCTTCCGATGACAGTGGGTTGAGCGACCATGAGAACTGGAATGTCCTTAGATTGCTCGTCTTGAACATATTTTCCATATTAGGATTGGTAGTGTTTCTTCTTCTTGCTCTGACTACATTTATTGCCTGATCAAGACCGAAAAATCCAAGAACTTCCTCTGCCACTGGTCCTTCAGCAAATCCCGCTATTCCACCACCAAATTCTTTTGTCAACGCATCGCTGGCCGCGCTCTTTCCTGCACTCAGCGCATCGAAAACACCCACAGTGCTATTCCCCTGTCCAAGAGCAGCCGTTGCCATAGCGATTGCGCCAAATTCCATAGTTTCGTATTGAATAGAATGCATATCTGTTAAATCTTGAGGCAAAGGAAGAACCCAAGTTGCACCTTTATCGCCCCAATTAGCAACCACTGTGCTCTTACTTCTGGGAGCACCATTGGGATATATCTCTAACTGTGTCCAAGTGGTTAATGAAGAGACGGAATTGTTTCCTCCCTTGCCTGGTATGCCTCTACTAGGCAGCACAGATGATACACCACGACCTAGGCTATCCTTTAGTGCTACTAATCTTTCATCTATATTTGGCATGAGTAATCTCTTTTGTAAAAATTGATACATACATATGTATGTCGTACAAGGGAATATTCAAACCTACTAACCCGTACAAGTATGTTGGTGACCATACCAATATAGTTTATCGTTCTCTATGGGAACGAAAATTTATGGTATTCTGCGACACCAACAACGGCGTCCTTAAATGGTGTTCCGAGGAAGTAGCAATACCTTATCTATCTCCGATTGACGGTAAATATCACCGATACTATGTCGATTTTCTGGTTGAGTTCAAGACCCAAAAAGGACAGGAGATATTCCTCATAGAGATCAAACCAAAAAGACAGTGCAAGGAACCAAAGAAAGGTAAGAGGACTACCAAATCCTACCTCAAGGAAGTCCAGACCTGGAAAGTGAACAACTCTAAATGGGCCCATGCTAAGAAGTTCGCGGAACAAAACAAATGGAACTTCCGAATACTAACGGAAGACGATCTCCACATCAAATGAAAAACATTCTACAAGACATAAAAGCCACCATTTCGTCCTTGAGGTCGGGTAAGATCAACGATGGTAAACCATCTACATCTTCTATCAAATGGTTCTCCAAGAAAGTCCAATCCCTCAAAACAATAACAAAGGGAGCGGTCAATCCACAGAACAAAAAAGTAAAAACCGACATCATAAACGATGCAATTGCGTCAAAGACATTCAGATACAAGAAATCTGGTTATGTGTATTTCTTTAATTACATTCCACCGAACGCCAAACAATTGGCATTCTATGACGAATTTCCTATGGTGCTGTCCTTGGGATTTTCAAATAATAAACTGATAGGCATAAATCTCCACTACCTTCCAACCAGAATTCGTCTGTATGTGGTATACAAGATAGTCAAATCTATGTCATCTACTGCGAAGGAAGGAACCCGTATAAAGGTTCAGTCACTGCTGACAAGTAGGACTATTCGCAAATATATAATGATACTTGGCGAAGAGTTCGATATGCGTGGAATAAGATCAAAGATAAAACTGGTGTCCCCTGACGAATTCCTAACTATGTCTTTCTTGCCAGTTCAGAAATTCAGAAAGAAACAGCAACCACAAGTGACCCAGCAAATAAACAAAATCTTTAGAGGAACGAAATAATGGGATTAGATATGAACATCGACATAGCGAGACCAAACAGATTTGTAGTATCTGTTTTTTCTCCATTCGGTGAATCGTTTCGCAATATGTATGTCGAAACCATAGATATGCCAAATCTTAGTATTGCCACGGAAGATTTCGAACTCGACGGCAAACCAAGTATCAAAGTCCCATACAAGAGAAATCCATCTGGAACCGTCACTCTCGGTATACGCCTAGAGGAAAGTGGCAAGTCCAGAAATATGTTCAAGCAGTGGATGGACAAGATAATCGTCACCAGCGACAACATCAACTACTACAGAGAATATTATGCAAATATAACTGGAACAGTGGTCATAAAGCAACTGGATCTGAGTGATAAAGTCAAGTATGGAGTTACTCTGCTGAACGCATACCCAATTAATGTGGACACGGTCCAGTATGATTGGGGAGACAACAACACTTATGTGAAGCAAAATGTGACTATGTGTTATTACGATGAATTGATTGGTTCTTATTAATATGGAGATAGAATGAAATTACCGAAACTAAACACCCCCACTTATACTCTAGAACTACCATCTACTGGTAAAAAGATCAAATACCGTCCATTCTTAGTCAAGGAAGAAAAGACGCTGCTTATCGCTTCCAAGACGGAAGATAGTTCGGTCATAGTGGAAAATCTGAACAATATCCTAAGAAACTGCATACTCTCTACGGATGTAGATGTTGAGAAGTTTACATCTTACGATGCACAGTGGATCTTCCTGAAACTACGCGAAGTGTCTATGGGATCGAAGATAGATGCAAGAGTAAAGTGTCCCATTACCCAGAAATACTTCGATGCGGAACTTTCACTGGAGAACGCAAAACTCGTAAAATCGGAAAACAGAAAAGACAAGATAATACTGGACACTGCGTCTGGTGTAGGTGTGGTTCTCAGGGATCTAAGCCTATATGAAATATATTCTCAAGTAGAACTTTCCAAGACAGATGAATACAAAGCGATGATGACGCTATTGGCTATGTGTATAATTGAAGTGTTTGATAAGGAAAACACATATCCAGCAGCAGAACTGAGCATAGAGGAAGTTATTGACTTCTTGGAGAATCTACAGAAGGAGCAGTTTGACAAGATAAACGAGTTCTTCGAAGCAACACCAAAGATAAAACTGGAAGAGGATCTGTTCTCACCACACGCAAATGAATTTATTAAATTGGTGCTAGATAATTTTATGGATTTTTTCGCCTAGGGCTGTCTCGTGAATCTCTGGATGGAATGTATAAGACAAATTTCATCCTGATGCAAGAACACAAGTACAGCCTGGAAGAACTAGAGAATATGATGCCTTGGGAAAGAACGGTATATGTGAGTTTGTTGATTAAGCATATCAGAGAAATAAACGAAAAGATAGAAAAGAGAAACAAGAGGAGACGCTAATGAGCAGACTCGGTTCCACATTAAGCACTTTAGGTCAAGTCGCACAGTCGGCTGGTGGTAAAATTGGCAGTGCTATGAAGGCAGGAAAACAGGCCAAAGACACCATAATGGCTAGCAAGACCTTCAAATCTATGCAAGGAACTATGCAAGGTCTGCTCAAAACCCAAGCAGCAATGGCAAAACAGTCCAAGAAAGCAGGAGCATTACAGTTTCTGGAAAAGGAAGATAATAAGGAATTCCAACAAGAACAGATGGAATTCTGGAGCATACTCCTGAAGAAACTCGACAGCATAGAAAAGAAACTAGACGGATTGACCGGCGGTGGAAAGGGTGAGAAGAAGGGACTTCTTTCCAAACTGTGGGATATTGCTTCTGGTTTGCTGGGTCTTGCAAACGCTATTGGATTGCTGAGAATGATGTTCCCAAGATTGTTCAAGGCGATAGATGGATTGGGTCGAAAACTAAAAAATCTTGCTAGAAGAGCGGTGGGTAAGGAACCAATTGAACCGAAGCCAGGTGAAAAGCCAGGAGAAGCAAAACCAGGCGAGAAGAAGGCTGGAGATACTAAACAAATAGAAGAAGAAGTAAAACCAGTAGAAGAACAAAAAACACCTCGTCAAGTTTCGGAAGAAGCAAAGATTGCAATATCCGAACAGGAAACAAGAATACAAGAAGTGAGAGCAGAACTGGAAAAGGTCTATGACAGATTGGATAAGACCAACCAAGCACTTGAGCAAAATGCAATAGAATTGGAAAAGGCCGGCAGAGAAGGTAATCTCGAAGCCACAGAACGACTCAAGGAAATGAGAGAGTTCATAAAAGAAGACATCAGGGAACTAGAAAAAACAATAACAGAGACGAAAGAAAAACTCACTGCCTCTCAGGAAAAACTGATTGAGGCAAGAGATGTCTCTGCACAGATGGAAAAGGCCGCGGTCGAAGGGGAGAAGGGATTCTTCGACAGATTGAAGCAAGGATTTGATGATCTTTTCCAAGATCTCAAGAAGACGGTGAATGAGACGAGAGCAACATTCAACGAAAATGAAGCAAAAAATCTCAGAGAACAGGCAAAGAATGCAAAAACTCCAGAGGAAAAGGCTGCACTCGAAGAGAAAGCAACCCAACTGGAGAAAAGAGCAGGCGAACTGCGTGTTGCAGAGGCAAAACCAACAACAGAACCAGCGGCCGCAAAACCACAAACAACCGATGCGGATATTCAGAGAGCGGATGCAAATCAAAAAATAACAAGAGAGACGCTGCACGAACAGTATAGAGAAGCGCAGAGATCTTCTGGCAGAGAAATACCAAAAGATCCAGTACAAGCACTGAATGAAGAAGCAACATGGCTGGAAGAAACAGCCCAGATGGATAGAAAAAGTGCGAAGACGGCCGACAATAAGTTCTTCGAACGCAGTGCCGAAATCTCAGAACAGGTTGCAAAAGAACTAAGAGCAGAAGCGAAAGCAGCAGAAGCGAAAGCAGCAGAAGCATCAAAAGTCGGGGCAACTGTTGGAGAAGAAGCAAAACCAGAAGCGAAAGCGGCAGAAGCAGGTCCAGAAGCAAAAGCAGCGGAAGTAAAGCCTGCTGCTGATGTAACACCACCAAAGACAGAATTGAAAATAGAAACAGGATATAATGATGCAGAGGGTGGTTATAAGAAAATGCCAAATGATATGGCAGCAGATGCAGTTAAAGCGAATGTAATTGATGCCTCTGCAAGCGAAACAGTAAAACAAGAAATAAACGATGTAGTAGCCAGAGATACTGTTGGGCGAGAGGCTGGAGAAAGTTTCACTGTAGAAGGAAACTCTGGAGTTCGTTATGAAGTGAAGATGTCAGATACTTTGGATTCCAGTGGAAGACCATCCGTCGAATCCGTAAAGATAGACACATCTTCTACCAAAGCACAACAAAATGTTGCACCGAAGGCTAAACCAACTGCTCCAGAACCCGCTAAGGCAGCAGAACCCGCTAAGGCAGCAGGAACAGCAGAAGCACCAAGGACAACAGGAACTGCGGAGGCTGCTCCCAAAGCACCTGCGGCCGAAGTTATGTCGCCGACTGCTCAAGCGGGAACACCAGCACAAACAACTACACCAACCGCACCAACAACAAGAGCACCACGAGTATCTACAGATGCTTCATACATCAAACGAGCATCCGAATTTGTAACCAGAAGAGGTTCTATTGCAGCAGAAAATTTAAGAGAAATGGGTTCTCCCAAAACTCTAGGATTGGGTGCTTTAGGAATTGGAGCATTCTCTGCTGCTCAGTTGTTTAACCGATGGTTGTCTGGAGAAACTATAAGTCAAGAAGATATTGCAAGACAACTAACAACGGATACTGCAATAGCAGGCGCGGCATCTGGATTACTAGCAGTCGCTCCTGCTCTTGGTCCAGCAGCAGGAGCCCTTGCAATAGGTGCGGGTATGAATATAGGTACGGAGATACTCACATCATGGACACTGAATGATCGACTTAAAAACGAAAGTAAAAAATATCAAGAGGATATTAAAAAACTATCAGAGAGTAACAATCCACAAGACAGAGCAGATCTGCTCGGATATACTCAATATTTTGCAGATTGGGCGCAGATTGATAGACATAATGCGGAAGAATTAAACAGAGTACAGGGAACTTCCAGTGCTAGTATGGGTATGGGGTGGATGGGTGGAGGAATACAAGAAAATTATCAAGAATATCCAAACATAAGCGACTACATCAAAGGTGGAGCAAAACAACAAGAAGCGATAAAGAAGCAAACATTCGTTGCGATAAAAGCAAGAATACTGGAAGACATTATAAACGACAATATCAAGAAATACCACGAAGGATCGCCTGGTATATTTGGTTCTATGCTCGAAGTTTTCATGCCACAATCAACGGAGTGGAGCGAACAGGTAAGATTGGGTTTTGCTTCGGATATGGATCGTTACTTTGAGATATTACCAGAAAGCGACAAACAATTAATATCTGAAGTAGCAGGTTCTGAGAAAATTGCGAAAGAACAGATAGGTCAATCTTTTAATATGATTGATAAATCTGAATTCGAAGCAATTAGAATGGCAAGAGATCCACAATACGCAAATCAACAACGATCATCTTCAGACAAAGCAAGACAAAATTTCGAAGAAGCACCAAAACCAGGCGGAGCCAGGATGGAATTCAATTCTGGTGGCCACATCCCAGGTCCGAATGTCAACAAAGACATCGTTCCGGCGATGCTTACGCCTGGTGAATTCGTATTGCGTAGAGATGCAGTCAAGTCCATAGGTCTTGATGCACTGTATGCTATGAACGAAGGAAAGGGTATGTTTACTTCGTTGGAAGGTATGTCTGGTGGTGGATTGGTCGAAGCAAGACCAATAAACATAAACGAACAATCACTGACGATAATACCTTTTGACAAACCAGAAGCAACACCGATAAACTTCAACAGAGAACAAACTGAAGATTCGATCAGCAAAGAATACTATGAAACACAAAATAAAAAGATTTCCAAGAATCTAAAGAAGACAGAAGATGCTATTTCTAGAATAGAAAACAGCATACAAAAACTGGAATCTAGAGCAGACACAAGAGACAACAGATCTAGAAGAATATCACTTGAGAAATTCCTACAGAACAAGCAAAAGGAAAGAGAAGAACTTCTCAAGAGCAGCCAACTCATAGAGGAACAACTCACCAAGGCAGAGGAGCAGGAAACGAGAAGAGCAGAAGAGCAAACATCCTCTTCGGAATCTCAGGCAATATCCGTAGAAGCACAGATGAAAGAAGTCGATAAAACTTCTGCCAATATCGCATTCATAGGAGAAGCACAGAAAAACATAGCAGCAGAACTGACGAAAAATGAAGAAGAGATAAGAAATATCCAAACAAATATTTCCAATCTCAAGGATGTGGATTCCGAAGATGCTAGAAAAATGCAAAAATCTCTAGAAACATCCTTGGAAGAGAAGATCTCCCACAGAGAAGTCGTTCTTGATATGCAGAGAACTCTTGATCAGGAACTGAGCGATGAGACACAGAAGCAATTCGAAAAGACAACGGAACAAGCGACCATCAAAGCAGCGGATGTTCAGAAAAAGCAACAGCAGGATATGTTGCGTCAGATGGAGATTTTGCAGAGAAACAACATCACCGAAGGTTTCTTCAAGATGGGACATTTGGTTGATGAGAACAACAAGGTAGTTGACTTTGATTCCACAAAAGCAACTTCAATAGAGGAAGCACAGAAGCAAGTCAACCAGTTGTTTGATACAAAATCCGATTCTATTACGACTTCTGCCGAAACAGTGGTGCCATCACAGTCACAGGAAGAACCATCTGCCACTCAACCAGTCGAAAAGACAGAAGAAGAGAAGAAGATTGAAATATCCAATCTAAAAGACATAAGTGAATCTTCATTCATAGTTTGGCAAAAAGCAAACGAAGAAATGATGAAGTCGATACAGAATGGTATTTCTGATGAAGAATACAAGAAAAGACAAGAAGAAGTAAACAATCTCTCCAAACAATACGAACAGAATAGCAAGATATATCAGGATAAACTTGAGGAATATTCCTCCAAGACGCAGACAAAAATAGAACCAAGATCTTTTGAAGAGATAATGGATAGTGTGTACAGAATTCAGAAGAATACCCCAACAGGTTTCGAGGCAATTCTACCACCAGAGGATGTTCGTCTTGATGAGAAGATGCGTACGCCAAATACCAACTGGGTGACTCGCTTGGCGGGAACATCGAATTCTTCTATCAGTGAAAATTCTTCCACTATGACTGCTATTCACGACATAGGAAGAACCATAGCCAGTTCTGTGGATGAAAGATTGTATCAGACAAAAGAAAACACCACAAACATTCCAAGAACAGCAGAACCTATAATGCAGTGGAATTCCAAGAATAAACCAATAACTGCTTCTCTGTTTGAAGAGACATTTACACGAATAATACAAAAAGCAATTTCCGAATCAAATACACAGAACAAACCTACGGTAGTGAACAACAACTCAACAGTCATAGGTGGCGGTGATGGTGGTGGTGGACAGTTCCCACCATACAACACCCCAAGATTCTCGCCAATAGAAAGCGAGACGATCTCTAGAATGACTGGAGAATACACAAAAGGTGCAGTGGTATAAAAAAGAACAGGAGAGGTTTCCCTCTCCTGTTTTGCTTGCTCAAATGATGTAAAGTATCACTCTTCGTTGGCAAGTTTCTCGAAATAACTGAGTGCGTTCTCTTCCTCAGCATCCTCGTCGTATGCTGGCTTCTTCTCTGGGATCTTCGGTGCTGGCTTTGCCTTCACCGTCTTCACGACAGGAACATCGTCCTCAATCTCCTCTTCCTCCGCACTTGCGGTCTTGGTGGCAGATCCCTTGTTGACCGAATCGAACTTGCTCTTGAGTTCCTCGTATGACTTGAATTCAGCAGGATCGGTGAATGCCTTGAGAGAATGCTGCTTATTCCACAGTTCCTCCAACTTGGCATCATCACCACCAAGAAGAGCAGTAGGAGCGTCGAATTCTGACTTGTCATAGTTGACATATCCAGCAACGCTACGCACGCGCAACTTGAAGTTTGCACCCTTCCAGAAATCAAACACATTCAGAGGTTCCACTGGATCATACTCGTTGCTTTCTGGTTGCAACTTCCCCATAATCATGTCGAAGATCTTCTTGCCAAACTTGAACAGGAAGGTCTTACCCTCGTTCTCTGGATGCTTTGGATCCTGAACTACGAGGATGTTGGCAATATAAGTCAACTTACGCTTGCGATCACTTGCAATCTTTTTGTTGCTGTCACTTCCACTATTCCAGAGTTCACTGTTGGCTTCACAGATCGGACACTTCTTACCGATAGTGGTTGGACAATTTTCGATGAACCAACCACCAGAACCCTTGAAACCGTGGTTGAAAGTGCGAACCCAAGGAACATCTTCATTTTGAACTGGTGGGAGGAAACGGATTACGGCAAAACCATTCTGCGCCTTGTCCAGTTCTGGGCGCCAGAAACGAACATCCTTGTAGGACTCGGCGCCACCCTTGTTCATCTTCTCAAGTTCTTGGGTGAGTTTGGAAATATCTAGTGACTTCTTCTTAAGATCTTTGAACGACATATGTTCTCCTTGTACGATGTGTACGGTGTATGTGAATAGTATACTCGTTGTATACGCTGTGTCAAGTATTTAGAACGGTAAACGGGATGATTTGGGAAGAAGGTTGATCGACTCACCTTCTTCGCGAAGTTTTTCAATTATTGGTTTCGGTAGATGCTTTGCGATGTAGGATGGTTCAAAAGAAAAGTCCTCACAAAGTTTAAGTACCGCGTCGATGTATGTGTACTTCTTTTGGAGGACTAGTTTTTCTATTTCAGCCAGTATGTTTATGTCACTGTTTTCAATTATCATATTCTCGATTCTCCACATATTCTCGTATTGATTTTGTTGGTTTCCAACCGAGAATTGATTGTATTTTGCTTATATCTGCCAGAGTATGTCTCGCTTCACCAACTCTCGCTGGTAGATAAGTATACCTCTCGCCTATCATCTTTGCAAGATAATTCACAGAACAATTCTCACCAGAACCGACATTCATAACATCGCCCTTGAAATTGTGTTCGCTTGTTGCTGCCATTATATTTGCATTCACGACATCATCGACATAGACATAATCCCTTGTCTGATTACCATCACCAACTATGGTAAGTTGCTCTCCGTTCTTCTGCTGTCTTCTGAAAATACCGATGACAGGAGCATACGGCCCCTTCTTTGGTTGTCTTGGACCATACACATTAAAGTAACGCAAGCAGACGGTGGACAGACCGTATAGATTTGAATACATCTTGCAGGCCTGTTCTCCTGCCAACTTAGAGAGCGAATAGGCATTTAGGCAATCGGCCGGCATTTCTTCGTGCTGTGGAAGTTGATCGTTCTTCAGTCCATATATGGCAGAGGTAGTCGAAAGAACGAATCTCTTTACACCGTAATCTCTGGACAGTTTAAGCATGGTCAGAGTACCCATCAGATTAGTTTCATATGCTTTGGTGGGATCTTGAATGCAGTTCTGTATTCTTGCTTCTGCGGCAAAGTGAAGGACATAATCTGGTCTAAATCCTTCAAATACTTGAGAACACATCGCATAATCCGTAACACACAACTTGAAAGATGCTCTTGCTTTGTCGTTGAAATAAAATTTATCGTGTGCATCTGAAGATAGGTTGTCTATGACGATGACTTCGTGGCCCTGTTCTATGAGAGCATCGACCGCATTTGAACCGATGAAACCGTTTCCACCTGTTATTAGGTATTTCATACTAATTCCCTTTCTGCCCTAGAAATTGCAGAACCAACAACTTGATGCATATCGTAATATTTGTAATCTGCTAATCTACCACCAAATATGTATTTATCGTGATCTATTCTATCTCTGTACAGAGAATATAAGTTATTATTAAAATCATCGTTCACTGGATAGTATTTTTCTTTACTGACATCCCAATCTTGTGGGTATTCTTTAGTAATTACTGTATGGTTCTGTTTACCAAAATTAAAGTGCTTATGTTCCACTATTCTGGTAAAAGGAACATTTTCATCTGTATAATTTATTGCAGCAACTCCCTGATAATCTGAAATATCAAGATGCTCTTCTTCAAACTTCAAACTTCTCCATTCTAAAGTACCAAAATCATAATCAAAAAACTCATCAATTGCTCCAGTATAAACAATTTTGTTGGCAATATTATTCCACTTATCTCTATCCTGTAGGTAATCAACACCAGTTTCTGTTGGAATATGTTTTAAAAGTTTATCAAAAATAGCAGTGTATCCTTCAGTGGGTATACCTTGATATTTGTCATCAAAATAATTATCATCAAAAACCAATCTGATCGGTAATCTTTTCACTATAGATGCTGGGAGATCTTTAGGTGATCTGTTCCACTGCTTCTTGGTGTATCCTTTAATAAATGTTTCATATATCTGTGTACCGACCTGGGACAATATCCATTCCTCAAGATTTGATGGATTTTCTATATGAATTTTTTCTTTTTCTATTCTTTGTCTTGCTGCTGCTGGAGTAGTAACTCCCCAAAGTTGATAAAGAGTAAAAAGATTGATAGGAAAAGAATATAATTTGTTTTGATAATTTACTTTTGGTCTATATGTGAAATGGTTAAAACTAGTCCATCTGTTCATATAGTTCCATATTTTATCACTGTTTGTGTGAAAGATATGAGGACCATATTTGTGAATATGAATACCGTCTTTGTTTTCGGTGTAGCAATTGCCACCAACATGGTTTCTTTTATCTATGACTAGACACTTGGCACCCCTGTCCGTCATCTCTCTAGCAAAGATCGAACCAAATAAACCAGAACCGACTATCAAGTAATCATATACCATTATAGTAAATCTTTAATTGCTTTTTTTATTTGTTCATCCCAGTAACTCATTCTCATTCTATCTGTAGAAGTTTTTCTATTTTTTAATTCATCAAGTGAAGTTTCACACCACTGTCTGGTCAAATTCCAATCTTTAGTATAAACAACTGGGAGATCTTCAAAATGACGCAACTCTGGACAGTCCGACCAAATAGGAATTCCTCCCATAATTATGGTTTCGTATGTTCTTAGACAATCTTTTCCTTCTCCTGCTGGACATGCAGAAAATATATGTTTTTTCATGGAACGATACATTTCTTCTGCACCAACTTGATGCTTGACAATATTAAAAATAGGATTACTTTCATTTTGTCTAATTAAAATTCTTCTTTCTTCATTATAACCTGTTGCATTTACTCTACAATAAACTAATTTATCTTTATATCTTTCTTCTTGAGTTTCTTTGGCAACCCATTCTAAATATGTTGAATGTCCGCCTTCAGTTCCACATCCTACTGGAACAGGTACAAATAATGGATCATTGAATTCTATGTTTATTCCGTACCATCTCTTAATAGATTTTTTAGATTTTGCTTTATCCAGTATTATCTGTGTTAAACTCAAATCATTATTTCTAGTTATAACAATATAACAACCATCATCTGGCAATGAATCAATAAATTTTAAAAGATCCACATTTCCATTAGTATAAACTATACCACTTTTTCCAATTTCATTTTTATGTTGAAATGGTATTAGATATGGAAATTCTTTAATTTTATCATTCAACCAACAAGGAACAGATGCAGAATATGGTCTATAAACATAATTTGCATGTTTAATAAATTTAGTTGAATTTATTTGGTCCATATAAAGTGGCAAAGATTCGTCTATCATATTATTCCTTCTTTTTGTAAAAATAAAGTATCCCAATAATTAAAACCACAGCCATGAGCAGAAGTTCTTTCAAATTTAATTGGAGTGTAATATTTACTTATTTTTTCTATACAAGCATTAAATAATGTATCGTGTTTGGATTTAAAATTATGTTCGTGAAATTCTATTGATAATTGTTTTGGAATTGGTTTAAAATTATCGTCCATTAAAATATCATATTCACTGCCCTCTATATCTATTTTTAAACAGTCAATATTTGTTCCAATTTCATTATAAATATTGTTTAATGTTATTGTTGTTATTTGTTCTGTTCTTTTTGATTGTGGTGTATCTGAAATAAAAGTTCCATTTGCATCGTTTACATAATTTACATACATTACTTTATTTGTTGTCCATAAAGCATTTTGTTTAAAAATATCTATTGTTTCAGGTTTAATCATTGATTGTATATCGAGTGCATATACCTTTTCATTTCTCTCTTTCATCGCAAGAGAAAAATTCCAATTCCTACATCCAGCATCTATTACCCAACCACCAGTTAATAGATCTGTTTTTATTGTATGTTCGTGTATTGTTTCTATCATTTGAAATGCTTCTTTGTTACTATGAGTTCTGGACATGCAGGAATTCCTGGGGGAAGGTATTCACAACAACAATAACCACTTTCCTGACCTGTACAATATTCTAAATTATGTTTCCATAAAGATAAACCAAAACAAGTTTCATCATGTCTATGACCAGATGGACCACCAGAATCTTCCCATCTATCTGTTGATTTACCAAACAATCCTAATCGTTCTGATTCTTTCCATGTCTCAAATACTTGTCTACACAGTGGTTCATCAAAATCTAAAGCATAAAAACTTCCTGCTGCAAATTTTAATCCCTTTTCTTTTGCCTCTTCTCTGGTTATTCCAAAATGCTTTAATGCAGAATCATTACAATTTGTCCATATGAAACTTGCATCATTAGATGCAACAATTCCATGAGTTTTGCAATATTGAAATACTCTACGGATATCATTTACCAATATAGAAGCAGAATCCAACCAAACTATTTTTTTGTAACCGGCATCTAATGCTTCCTGTATAGCATGTATTTTAAAACCATACATGCTACCATCATTACCATAATGTGGTTTTGAATTTTTTGGTAATCTATCTCTGTAAATAAATTGTTTAGCATTTGGATGTATTTTATTGATACTTTCTATCAATCTATCCAACATCGGTACATATTGTTTTCCAAATGCCGATGAGCAAAATGCTATATCCTTTTCTTGTATATTCATTATTATTCCTTTACCAGATAATATCTGCTGTGGAAGTTTCATACATCCTAGATGAATCAATATTTAGTTTAGTTCTATAATTAGTAAAATTGCCACCAAATACACCCTGAGAAAAATATCCAATCATCACATCGTCGCTC